TCGAGTCGCTCGATTCCGTGGACAGGCACGGGACGAGGTCGCTCGACAAGGCCCTCGTCGATCTCCGAGCGCTCGGTCTCGAAGCGCTCGACACGTACGCGCGGTTCAAGTTCGAGGAAGTGCTCCGTGGCAAGGGATGAGATTCCGGATGACGTGAAGCGGATGAGGACGAGCGATCTGATCGCTGCACTCGTCGCCCCGATGCCGTCGTTCGGTGGGGGCCGCCTCGGGTATCGGCGTACCGACGCCGAACGCGATGCGATGGAACGCGCCCGAGTTCGTCGTCGGTGCTTCTACGCCGAGCTCGACGCTCGCATTCCGCCGAGGGTGGCGTGAGGCATCCCAAGCACACCGCGATCGGCCAGTGGTGCGAGTACGGCGAGCGCCGGTTCTATGCGCGCAGTCGAGCCGAGGCGCGACACGCCGCGGTCCTGGAGATGCAGCGCAAGGCCGGCGTGATCGCGGACTGGCGGCACGAAGCCCACACGTTCCAGTTCCCGAATCGCCTGCGAGGAGCCGTCCGGTACACGCCCGACTTCCTCGTCACGCGCGCCGATGGAGTCATCGAGCATCACGAGATCAAGGGGTGGTGGGACCGGACGAGCGTCGAGAGGGTGCGCCTCACAGCGAGGCACTTCCCGCTCGCGGTCATCCGCATCGTCGGAGCGCCGCTCGCGCCGAAGGACGTTGCGAGGATCGAGGCTGCCCGAGGCGTGGGGGTGCGGGAACTGGAGAAGATGGAGCGTCGAGAGGCGCGGAAGAGGAGGGGCGCGTGATCCCCATCCGACCCCTCGTCGCGCTCGCGGAGTTGGTGTCGATGACCTGAACGGATAAACCACCGGCCAGGGTTAGGACCTGACCGGTGGCACATGCGACGAGAGCCAGCGAACCGAGACGTCCCTCGCTACCACGAGAGGTGTCCTCGATGCAAGTTATTTCGCTGCCCCACGTAGATACCGCCCGTCGCTTCTCTCGTCCGAGGTGCCAACGCGTCGTCGCGATCCCGATCGAGGATCGACAGCTCACGCTCTTCGCGCCCGCGATCCTCCGTCGACGCGCCGTCCGCACCCGTAAGGCCATCGCGTACCGATCGATCGACGGCCGCACCACGATCCGTTGGTCGGTTGAACGCGTCGAGCTCGACAGCGGCCTGCGAGAGCGAGCGCGACTCCACGGCACGGACGGGACGTTCATCGCTGGCGGCTACGTCGGCCTCGATTCGACCCGCTACGTCAACGACGAGCGCGCCCAGGACTTCGTGTCGCGCAATCCCGACGGCGCCTCACTCGCCCAGGTCGCCGAGGCTCTGAAGCTCGGCAAGAGCACCGTCGACGACATCGAGCGTCGGGCGATGCTGAAACTCCTCGAGCGAGCCAAGGCCGGGGACCGTGCCGTGCGTCGGTGGTTCTTCGCGCTGGCCCAGCATGTCGGGCTCGACAGGATCGCGGGGGAGTACGACGATCTCGAGGAGGACGAGGGGATGGCGGGATAGCAGACGAGACCCTCCCCTACCCCTCCCACACGGGCCTCGCCCTCTCCGGCGGGACTCGCGTCATCGGCGGCGGCACTCGGCTCGACGTTCTCCGATGGGCTGACCGGCTTACTCTCGTCCGCCGATGAGTCTCGTGACCCGTGTCCGGGATGGCGACGCGCGCACTAGCCCCGGAGCCGTATTCGCCCGAGGGCTATTCCGGCCGCACCCGCCGAAGCGGGGCCGCACCTTGCGATGCCCCCTGACGGTACCCGCGCCTCGGACGATCGTTCGGGGGTCCAGTAGGGTCGGATGAATCGAGGGTCCCCGTGCGTGAAGGCCTGACAGAGAAGCGGAAGAGGTTCGTCGAGGCCTACTGCGGAGAGGCGAAGGGCAACGCGACCGAGGCCGCTCGGCTCGCTGGGTACTCGGGGAACCAGCGGACGCTCGAGTCTCAGGCCTCTGAGATCTTGAGCATTCCTGAGGTATCGGCCGCGATTCGGGCCTACGCCGACAAGGTCCGCTCGAGCGCCATCGCTACCGCCGAGGAGGTGCAGACCTTCCTGACCGACGTCATGCGCGGAGCCATGTCGCACGCGGAGCTGAACGCGATGGGTGAACAGGTCCAGGTCAGCCCGCCGTGGAAGGTCCGCGTCACCGCTGCCGTCGAACTCGGGAAGATGCGCGGCTACTCGGCGCCGGTGAAGACCGACGTGAACATCACGGGCGCACCCATCGTCCAGGTCTACCTCCCGAGCAACGGGCGTGACCCGGCGTGAGCATCGTCCTGCGACCGAACATGGGCCCTCAGGAGGCGTTCCTCTCGACCCCGGCGGACATCGCCATCTATGGCGGCGCCGCGGGCTCTGGAAAGTCGTTCGCGACCGCCCTCGACCCGCTCCGTCACGTCCACCGGAAGGGCTTCGGCGCGGTCGTCTTTCGTCGCGAGTCGACCCGCCTCATCGGCTCTGGCTCGATCTGGGAAGAGACAAGCGGGATCTACCCCGGCCTCGGCGCGAAGCCCCGAGAGTCTCCGGTCCTCGAGTGGCGATTCCCGTCAGGCGCGCTCATCGAGTTCCGCCACTTGCAGCACGAGAAGGACCGTCTCGCCCACTCCGGCAAGCAGTACGCCGCGATCTACTTCGACGAGCTCACCGAGTTCGAGGAAGCGCAGTTCTGGTTTCTGCTCTCGCGCAACCGATCAACCTGCGGCATCCGGCCGTACGTCCGCGCGACATGCAACCCGGATCCTGACTCGTTCGTCCGGCAGCTCATCGACTGGTGGATCGGGCCGGATGGGCTCCCAATCGCGGAACGCTCCGCTGTCGTCCGATGGTTCGTGCGCGAGGGCGATGATCTCGTGTGGGGCGACTCCGAGGCCGAGCTCAAGGCGAGGTTCCCTGACCGCAACCCGCTCTCGCTCACGTTCATCGCGGCGAAGCTCGAGGACAATCCCAAGGGCGATCCAACCTACCGCGACAAGTTGAACGCGCTACCCCTCGTTGAGCGCTCGCGTCTCCTCGGCGGCAACTGGAACATGCGGGCCGCCGCGGGGCTCGTATTTCCTCGTGCGTGCTGGCCACTCGTCGAGCGCGTGCCTGGCGAGATCCGAACCCGCATCCGGGCGTGGGACCGGGCGGCGACGAAGGACGGCGGCGACTGGACCCGCGGCGTGCTGCTCTATGTGCTCACCGACGGACGCTACCTCGTCGCGGACGTGGTCGGGATCCAAGGTTCGCCCGGCGAAGTCGAGGCGCTCATCAAGCGGACAGCCGAGCTCGATGGCGTCGAGGTGGAGATCGGTCTCTGGCAGGACCCGGGCGCCGACGGCGTGGCGGTTCGCGACCACATGACCGACGAGCTCAAGGGCTTCCGCGTCCACACGATCCGCGCGGCCCGGAACAAGCTGGCGTACGCCGGCACCTGGTCGGCCCGCGTCGAACAGGGTCGCGTGCTCCTGCTCCGTGGAACGTGGACGGCCAACTTCATCGCCGAGCTCGACGCGTTCCCCAGTGGAAAGAACGATGACCAGGTCGACGCTGCGAGCCTCACGTTCCAGATCGCGGACGGCGGCGCGTCGATGGCCGACTGGCTCGCCGCGATGGGCCAGGGGTAGCCGTCCCAAAATCGGACGCGCTCGTCGCCGTCCGCGAAGGGGACGACCCCGGACGATCCCGACCCCGCAGGCGACGGTGAGTCGCCGTGTCCCGTCGATCACGTCGTCCCATTGTCGCCGCTGCGTCCTCCCCTGCGCTGTCCTCCCCTCCGGTCGCGGCGGCTGAGGTTCGCGCCGATAGCTGGATGAACGCGGTCACGGGACTCGGCACTTCTATCGATCCGCTCTCCCGAGCGACGGTCGTTCCGCTCCGATCGCAGTGGACCTCGACCACGCTGGAGACCCTCTACTACGAGGACGCCATCGCCGCGAAGATCGTCGACATCATCATCGACGATGCGATGCGGCAGTCGATCGGCGTCGAGCTTCGGCCGACGAACGGCGAGGTTCCCGAGGACGCCTCCGAGCGCGCGGCGAACATCATGCGCCGGTATCGCGCGCTCAAGGCCGAGGAGCGGGTCATCGAAGGCGCACGCTGGGGTCGGCTGTACGGCGGCGGCGGCATCTTCATGGCGCTCGGACCGGAGTCCGGTGATCCATCGCTCCCGCTCACGTTCGCGGCGCGCCCCCGGATCCTTGCGCTCACCACGTTTGAACGCGAGGAACTCGTCCCCGCGCGGTGGTACTCCGACCCGCTCGATCCAGAGTACGGCCACGCGGCAACATGGAACGTCTACCCGAAGGCACTCACGACCAGCGAGTCGCAGGCGTCGATGCGGACGGTCCACACGTCCCGGCTCCTGAAGTTCGAGGGCCTCCCCGCGTCGAAGCAAGAGCGGATGCGGCAAGTCGGATGGAGCCCCTCGGTGCTCACGCGCGCGATCGAGGCGATCCGCGACGCCGCGCAGAACTGGCGCTCGATCGGGCTCATCCTTTCGCAGGCGCACCAGGCCGTGTTTAAACTGAAGAACCTCGTGCAGATGGTCTCGAATGGCCGATCGGGCGAGCTGCAGCGGCGCATGGAGATCACGAACCTCATGCGGTCGATCTCGCGCGCGGTGATCGTCGACGCCGACATGGAGTCGTTCGAGTACCACTCCGCGAACCTCTCGGGCCTCGACGCGATCGCCGACAAGACGTTCCAGTGGCTTGCCGGCGTCGTCGGAATGCCGGTCACGAAGCTCTGGGGCATGTCGCCCGGCGGCATGAACGCGACTGGTGAGAGCGACACGCGAGGCTGGTACGACACGGTGCAGGCGTACCGCGAGGGAATGCTCGGCCCGCAGATCGAGGTTCTCATCCGCCTGATCGCGGCCGAACTCGGGGACCCGACGCCGGGCGACTGGTGCCTGACGTGGCCCTCGCTCTGGCAGATGTCACCCACCGAGGAATCGAACTACCGCAAGTCGGTCGCGGAGTCGGACGCGATCTACATCAGCAACGGGGTGCTCACACCCGAAGAGGTCGCGGTCGCTCGGTTCGGCGGCGGCTCGTTCTCGGCGGATGCTCCGAAGATCGACCTCGAGCTCCGGCGCGCGATGAACCGCGTGAAGGGCGAACCGGTTGAGTCCGGAACGCCATGAGCCACCAAGCGGGGATGCGACACCTCCTCGCCCTCGTCTACGGCGCCGGCCCCGTGAAGAAGCGGAAGCCCGCGAAGACGAAGGCGGCCCGCACCCCGAAGCCGCCGACTCGCGCCGAACTCGCCTACGTCGCGGCGCTCCGGAAGATGACGAAGCAACTCGGCGCCGCGGTCCGCGAAACGATCGGCCCCGTCGTCGCTCGAGCGGCGGCACCCGACGTCCGAACCGACGCGGCTGGCGACACGGTGGTCGGAGCGGCGCTCGATCAGCTCCGCGAGAGGATGGCCGAGATTGTCGAGTCCGCGATCTCCGCAGGCATCGTCGAGTCGGCGTTCGACACGGTGAACTCGCACAACCTCGGCGAGATGTCGCGCGTCCTCGGCATCGCGCCCGAAGCTCTATCGCCCGAGCTCGCCACGGCGATGGCCGGGTTCCGCTCGGAGAACGTCGCGCTCATCCGGTCGATCGCGGAGGACTACCTCGGCGAGGTCGAGCGGTACGTGACGACGGCGACCACCGAGGGCATCCGGGCCGAGGAACTCTCACGAGCCCTCGTCGAACGCTTCGGGGTCGCGCAGTCGCGGGCCGAACTGATCGCGGTCGACCAGATCCTGAAGGCGAACGCGCAACTCTCGCAGGAGCGGATGACCCGCGTCGGGATCGTCGAGTACGAGTGGGACACGTCCGGCGACTCGCGCGTTCGACCCGGTCACCGAGTGCTCGACGGGTCGGTTCAGCGGTGGGACTCGCCGCCGGTGGTCGACCCGAAAACAGGGCGAAGGGCGCACCCAGGCAGGGACTACCGATGCCGATGTGTCGCGCTCCCTCGGTTCGCGGACGACGACGAATAGCCCATGGACGACGCTCGCGACCCCGTGACGTTCCTGCTCTACCCGGAGCCGGGCGAGCGATGGGACGACTTCACGGTCTGGGTCGAGCCTGAGGTTGGCGTGATGCTCGAA